AGGACTTCTTGAACCAAGTGTGCGGTTTCCCGTCGATGCCCCATGACGAGTTCGTGGACATCCTAGGTTATGCCATCAACGACCTATACGATGAGGGTGAAGATATAGACTACAACGCCTTGGACAAGGGGATGTTCGGTTTGTAATAACGGTAAAAATTAGATATATCATGGTATTGTTTGACTTATTTCGAAATTACATGAACGCCTTGATTGGACGCAACCAAGAGTTCGAGCAGCTACTTGCCGCCAAGGACATTTCCGCGGTCAAGGACAAGATGAGCAATCGGTTTGACGCGATTGTGGAGGCGGTGCAGGAGTACGATGTCAGCACGCATCAGATTATGAAGCGTGAGGATAAGATTGTAACCGACAAGAACGGCAATTTCAAAAGGCTTGAAAAGGTATGGAAACTGCCCATCCCCTACCAGCCGTTCATCAATGAGATTGCCCTCGTCTTTCTCTATGGCCGTCCCGTCAAGTGGACGCAATTGTCAGAGGGTACGGACAACGCCTTTAAGGCATGCCAAGACACATTGAAGAGGCTACGTTTTGACAGCAAAATTAGGCAATGCAGGCGCATCGCAGGAGCGGAGACCGAGAGCGCGATGCTATTTCGCGTTTTCAAGGGTGATGACGGCAATCCAGATGCGCAGATACGCGTTCTGGCAGCGTCCAAGGGGGACGAAATCTTCGTGCGCAGAGACCAATATGAAAACATCTTGTCCATCGCATGGGGGTACTACGTCAAAGAGGAGAAAGAGCAGGTAAACTATCACTTCGACATCTTCACAAAGGATGTCATATACCGCTGTGCCAAACGCTCTCTCGGCTGGGATGTGCTGGAAGAGCCGAACTTAATCAGAAAGATACCCATTATTCTCTTTCAACAGGACAAGGAGTGGAAAGGGGCGGAGCATCTTATCCACCGCGAAGAGCATATTGCGTCGCGCACGGCCGACACCAACGACTACTTTGCCGACCCTGTGGCCATCATGGCGGCAGACATCGTGAAGAACGTACCCGAGAAGAAAGAGGCGGCCAAGCTACTTATTACCAACGGAAAAGACGGGGTGGACAAGGCGGCCAAGTACCTCACTTGGGATAATGCCCCACAGTCGAAGAAAGACGAAATCGAGTGGCTTCAAAACCAAATATTGCAGAAGACGTTCACGCCCAACATCACCACGGACACGCTTAAACAAGTGTCCCAACTGTCAGGCAAGGCACTGCGTACGGTGATGATGCTTGCCGACATCAAGGCAGCCAAACACAAGGAGATGCACGATGAACTGCTAGACCGCACGGCATCACTCGTTACCGCCATCATTGGCAACGTGCTGGATGTCCGATTGCATGCGGAGTGTGAAGCATTGAAAGTCGGACATGAGTTCCAAGAGCCATTCGGAGACGATGTTGCAGATGCGCTCGATAACGTTATCCGCGCCGTTGACGCTGGCATCCTCTCTTTGGAGACGGGCATAGAACTCAACCCGCTCATCAAGGACACGCACCGCGAGATTGAGCGCATACAAGCCGAGGCCGAGGAACGTAGGAAGATGCAGGAGAATATTTTTGGAGGCGGTGAAGACGGTGGTGCAGGCACGGCTAACGCAGGAGAAGAGGGAGAGGACGAATAATCCATATTGACACATCCCGATGGACAAAAAACAACAACTTTCTGACAAGAAAAAGTCAGCGGTGCTGCGCATCCAAAGGACGGAAGCGTACGCAGAGAGGGTGAGATTGTTGTTCGCCAAGACGGTGAATGACATCCTCGCACTCAACAAGTCCATGCCCAAGCTAGAAGAGGGCGCAATGTACTCGTTTGACGGGACAAATGACAAGATGCAGAAAGAAGTCGAGATGCTGCTTCGTCGTCTAGCATCAACCGTCACAACAGCTATCCGTAACGGCATCAACCTTGAATGGGAGGAGGCCAATGTGGAGTGCGACAAGTTCATCGCTTCGCTTTTCGGCAAAAAAGTGTTGTCCAGCCCCGAGTTCTCGGCATGGGTCGACAGGAACACTTCTGCACGTGACGCTTTCGCCAGTCGTGCAGACAAGGGGCTGGGTTTGTCAGATAGGGTGTGGAAGTCCGTTAAGCAGTTGCGCGAAGAAATGGAGGTGGCCATGACGGTTGCCATCGGTGAAGGTGATAGTGCTAGTTCTATGTCGCGCAAGGTGCGAGAGTACCTCAATGACCCCGAGTTGATGTTCCGCAGATTTCGGTACAAGGCTGGAGAAAAAGAGGTGGTGGACAAGGACACGGGCGAGATAACGAAAGCGCCCGTGTACGGCAGGAAGTGGAAAAAGCGTGTCAAGGATGAGACCACGGGCAAGTACCGATGGGTTGATTACGACCGTGACAGTTACAAGACGGGAGCAGGCGTATATAAGTCCTCCGCCAAGAATGCTATGCGCGTAGCACGCACGGAAACGAACATGGCATATCGGCAGGCCGACCATCAGCGATGGCAGAATATGGAGTTCGTGCTGGGGCAACACATCGAGTTGTCACGTAACCATCCCAAGCGGGACATCTGCGATGATTTGGAGGGCGATTACCCCAAGGACTTTATTTTTGACGGGTGGCATCCGCAGTGCTTTTGCGTATGCACACCCATCTTGGTCGATTGGGAGGAACAGCGCAAGGTATTCCGTGCCAAGTTAAAGGGCGAAACGTACACCCCTAAGGGGAAGCGCATAACCGAATGCCCCGACAACTTCAAGTCGTGGGTCAACGACAACAAGGAGAAGATACATGTGGTGCGCAAGAGCGGGAAAGAGCCGTATTTCATCAAGAATAATGCCGCCAAGGTTGACGACATCATCAATCCGCAATCAAAA